CTTTTTTAATAAAATTAATTTCTGATGGGATATTGTCTATATACCCACCCACTAAACTGTCAATGCCAGAAGACTACTTGACTATTCAACACGCTATGAATTAAAAGAAATTTTATCAAATATGGTTGATTGGGTAAGACAAAGAGGAACTGGACCATTTAATTTTAATTTACCAGTTGAAATTCAAAATAGCCTAACCCCAAAAACTTGGGTAAATCAGAATATATTTAATAAATGAAATATATTGTTGGTCTTCCTTATAGAATTAAATCTTTTAAAGATGAACTTATGGAAACATGTAAATTAGACAATGTTTTTGAAATTGATAATACTGAAAATAATATAGGCTTTGCAGCAAGTCACAACTTGGGTATAAAAAAAATGTATGACGAAGGTGCTGAATGGTACATAGTAATGAGCGCTGCAGTTCGTTTTGGAGAGCCAGGAGGTTTAGACTTTATTAAAATATTAAAAGATACAAAACATGTAATAGTTGAATCCCTTGGAGTTTTTGGTTGGCACTTTATTGCTTTTCATAAAACCTTAATTGATAAGGTTGGATTATGGGATACAAACTTTACGCCATATGGGTATGAAGATTTAGATTATAGTATGAGAATACAGAGAGCACTTTTATTAGAATATGATGATCATTGGAAAACAATAAAAGAAAATAAAACTATATGGCAAAACGTTAAAATAGATATTAAAGATACAATAATGGCTCATAGTGTTCAACTTGGTGGTATTAATCCTGTTAATCCAGAAATGGACCCAAGAGAATATTATAATAAAAAATGGGGTATATATCCTGGAACAGACGCAGGGCCATACAACCCTTATTTTTATCCTTTTAATGACTCAGAAAAAAGTTTAGGATATTTTACAAATGACTATTACAATGAATGGATAAAAAAAGAATCTCAAAAAGAAAAACAAATATTTGTTGAGGTAGTTGTTTCTTGTATTTGTGGAAATTCTTTTAAATCAACCTCTGTTGATAGAAATTTACAGGTTTCTATTGATAGAAAATTACAGGTTAGTGTATGTGCAGCCTGCCATTCCGATATGCAAGATGGAACTAAATAGGAGGCATAAAAATGACAGAAATGAGAACAGTAATAGTTAATGGTGAGTTTGAGATTACTTTGCCAGATCATCGTGCTGCTCGCTCTGAATGGTACGAACCTAAAGGTTGGGAAAAACCAAGACTAAGACACATGTCTGAAAATATTTCTTCTGGAGATGTTATGTATTATGTTGGTGCAGAAGAAGGCGAGTTTGCTGCACTATGCCAAATGTGGGGTGCGGAAGTAGTTGTATTTGAACCAAACCCTAAAGTCTGGTCACACTTTCCATTGCTTTGGAGTGCAAACAATTTAGATCTTCCAATGGTTTGTATTCCTGGATTTGCATCTGATAAGATAAATAATCTTTCAAGAATATATTATAATGAATGGCCACCAGAAGTTAACAACGTAATTGAAGCAGCCCACGGATTCAAAGAACTATATCTTGAAGGAGATACCTATGGTCAAATTACCATAGATTCCTGTGTATATGATCATGGGATTAAGCCTCCTACGGCAATTTCTTTAGACGTAGAAGGCAGCGAAGGACGTGTTTTAAGGGGCGCAGAAGGCGTTTTAAGGGAGTTTAAGCCTAGGATCTGGTTATCTGGTCATCCAGAATTTATGATGCAACAATGGAATGAATACTTATATGATTTAAGATTTTGGTTGTGGGGGCTTGGATATAAAGAAACATTGCTTGACTATCAACATGAAGTACACTTATTTTATGAGTGATATTAACGCATACCTTTATTCAGTTAAACAAGAAGATTGTGCTGCTGATAAATGGGATTATGGTTTATTAAAACAATTTTTTAATAAAAACAAGATTAAACCAGACAGAGTAACAACTTTGCCCAATGTAGATAGAGCCTTTGTTGTTATTCCTGGACCACAAAATGTAGACTTTGAAGATCAAATATCTGAAGAGTTAAATAAAATAGGCAGGGTAGTTTTATTTATTACTGGAGATGAAAGCGCTACCTTTAAAGTTGATAAGATAGAACATGGTAATATTGAAATTTGGATTCAATACCCGCACAGAAAACATTCACAATATAATAAATTAGCGTTAGGTGTTCCACAACATCTATCAAATAATTTACCAGAGTATCAAGATAAATCTTATGATGTATTTTTTTCAGGACAGATAACTCATCAAAGAAGGCAAGAACTTGCCGCTGTTATGCCTGACATACCAAATTCTTTTTATAATCCAACTACTGGGTTTGCAGAAGGACTAAAGCCAAAACAATACTACGACAAAATGTTTTTATCAAAGATTGTTCCTTGCCCTAGTGGAGCAATGGTTATTGATTCATTTAGATTCTATGAAGCAATTGAAATGCTTTGCTTACCCATAGGAGATAAATTAGATTCAAAAATGCAACGTACAGATTTTTTTAATTTTTTATTTCAAGGTGAGCATTCAATAAAAACTGTTGAAAATTGGCAAAACCTATCTGATTTATTACCTGAACTATTAAACAATTATACATCTGAAATGCAGCAAGTAGTTTGTTGGTGGATTAAATATAAAAGAGATTTGTTTAATGAATTAATGAGGCAAGTAAATGCATAAAAGAGATATAACAATTGTCATGGCTACCTCTGTAATTACAGATCACCCAAGCACAAAAATGATAGATCAAACCATTAGTGATATTCGTGTTCATTTTCCAGACAACGAAATTATTATGCAAATAGATGGTCTTAGGGAAGAACAACAAAATCGTAAAAAAGATTACGATGAATATAAAAATCGCATTTTGTGGAAGTGTTTACATGAAGATAAAAACATATTACCTTTTATATTTAAAGAGCATAGTCATCAAACCAACATGATGCGTCAAACAATTACTGAAGTTAAAACACCACTATTGCTTTATGTTGAAGGAGATGCTCCCTTAACTCCAGACACACCAATAGACTGGGATAAGTGCTTGGATATGTTTGAATACAATAAAGCAAATACTATTCGTTTTCATTATGAAGCATTTATACCAAAAGATCACGAACACCTTATGTTTGGATTAGAAGATGGCTTTATGAAAACCATACAATGGAGTCAGCGACCACATCTAAGTAGAAAAAAATACTACAAAGATATTGTGCTCCCAAGATGTAAAGATAAATTTTTTATAGAAGATACTTTTCATGGAGCAATTCAAGATGATATATCTCCATACGAAGTATTTAATCAAGAAGGTTGGGATATGCATAAACTTTGGATTTATCATCCTGAAGGCAATATCAAACGCTCTTATCATTTAGATGGTCGTCAAGGCACAAGAAAATATACTTCCGATGATAAAACTTGGGGGTATAAAGAATGAGACTAGGAATCATAGCAAGATCAGATAACACTGGCCTTGGCAATCAGACTAGAGAGTTAGTTAATATGCTTAATCCTGATAAGATTCTTTTAATTGACTCTACCCCGTTTAATAACAACAAGCAGCATCCAGAGTGGTATGAGCGATACAGTTGTATTAAGACACAGGGTTTTCCTTCTGTTCAACAAATGAAGATGTTTTTAGGAGATGTAGATGTTGTATTAAGTTGTGAAACCTTTTATGATCAAAATTTTGTAAGGTTTGCAAATAGGCGTGGGGTAAAAACCATTCTGCAGTATAACTATGAATTATTTGGTCACTTAGCAAACCCAGAACTTCCATTACCAACTGTCTTGTTATCTCCCAGTTTATGGCAAATTGAAACAATTCAAAGTATGTTTGGAGATAGAACAAAGGTAATTCATCTTCCACCTCCAACTACTCCTGAGTTATTTGAAACTGCAAAAAATAATAACATCTCTAAATCACACAATAGACTATTACACATTGCTGGAAAGAAAGCAGCCAAAGATAGAAACGGTACTGAAACCGTAATAAATATGTTAAAGCATTCTAAAGCAGATTATGAATTAGTTATTAGAAGTCAAAGCGAAATATCAACTAATGTCGCAGACTCAAGGCTAAAGATTGAAATTGGCAATCCAGAAAACAGGGAAGACCTGTATAACGGCTTTGATGCTATGGTATTACCACGACGATATGCAGGACTATGTTTACCAATGAATGAGGCTTTGCTTTCTGGTCTTCCCGTTTTTATGACAAATGTTTCACCCAATAATCAGATCTTGCCACAAGATTGGTTAGTTGACTCAGACTCTATAGGAACAATCAGGACAAAGGTTAGAGTTGATTTGTTTGAAGCAAATAATGTTTTATTAGCAAAAACAATTGATAAGTATATGTCTATCAATGATAAAACTAACTATAAACAACAGGCTTATGAGTTAGGGTTTAACAACTTTGCACCATCAATGTTAAAAGAAAAATACTTAGAACTTATTGCTCAAATTTAGTTTTTTTATCAAACTTAAATTTAAGTATTTTGTTAAATATATTATTAAATGAACTATCTGCACTAGACAAGTAAGTGTGATCATCTATGTTTAAATTATAAGACTTAAGAACTAATGGTCCAGAATTGTAAACCTTAACGTCCTCCATCTGTGTGCCACCCACATTAAACTTATTTCCGTATATTGATCTCCACAAAAATTGATCTAAAAGTTCTAAAACTATCTTTAATTTTTCTTTTTCCATAATCATGGGAACGTGAAGTTCATAGTCTAAGGGGTTCTCAAATCCTAATGCTTTAAGTTTTTTATATGTGCCTGAGAGTTTTCTGGTGTACTGAGAGTTACCATTGAGTTTTTGATATAGGTTTATCTTATCTAACAGGAAGCCACTATGAAAATTTTCTATCTTATTTATTTTTTTAATAATATAAAAGTCATCATTCATTAAGATAAATGATTCTGATATTTCTTGTGAAAAACAAATTGTTTGTAAATTTTTTACAGCATTTTTATACTTTGATTCTTTTTGTTCTACTTCTATATAATTTCCTGTATACCAGTCAGGCTTACCACCAACAAGCCATATATTTGCTTCTGGAAAACTTTCAACAACAGATCTAATTGAATACTTTAGTTCTTCGTTTACTCCGTCTTTACATATATATACAAAATCCATTAATCCCCATTATAAAAAAATAAAGAGGGCAAGTTTTAAGTTTGCCCCCTTTATGAAATAAACTACTTTTTCTTAGCAGCCTTCTTTTTTGGTGCACTTTTAACAGGCACAATCTTGCCAAGAGCATCTGAAATAATACCAGTATCTGGTAATACGCCAAACGATTTGTCATTAGGATTGAGCGCTCTCAATGCAACGGGCGCTAAAGCAGCAACTAGTGCAGCCCATAGATCTTTTGGATCTGTTACGCCAGCCATGTAAAGTGCAATTACTGCACCAAGAACAGATCGTCCGTATGATGCTAGCATTGCCTTTGTCTTATCGTTTAATAAGTTATTCATTATTCCTCCTAGGATATAATTTGTGTTAGTGTTTTATAGCCAATCCATAAACCAATAATTCCTGCGACTCCCGCAAAAACTGGTGGTGCTGGTACTGGCAATTTGAATGCTGCGAACACAACACCGCATCCAAAACCTGTGATAATTGATAACAGAACGTCTCTCATGTTATCTTTTTTCTTGACCCATCTCTGGTAAAAGCGCTAAAAGTTTTTCAGAATAGTTATTCAAACCTTTTACTTTTAGTTCATCTGAAACCTCTTTAATGGTTTGCTGTGACTTTTCAATATACTCAAAGGCCCAATCTCTTGAGTCAGAGAGAAACTTTATAAAGTTTTCTTTATGTATTGTGTCGTCAGACATACTCATGCCATTATTTGTTTGAGAGTTTAATTCTTCAAGTGCCCTTGTTTTTATAAAAAGTTCAGCCAACAATAGGTTAGACTTTTTTAGTTTATCAAACGTAGCCCAATAGGATAGCCCAAAGGAAAAAGACAGGGTAGCAAAAAATATCAAAAGCATCATTTCCATAATACCTATTGTACTATATTCTGGTCTTTGGTGCTACCACAAAACGTGCCCCTAATAGGCCCACAATTAACCTCTGTGGCACTTATCATGAAATTTGCATATCCTTTTGACCTAATCATCTTCTTCAATGTCAAATAAATCTAAGTCTGATAATTGACTAAGCCTTGAAGCAAAGAATAAATTAATTGCAATAAAAATAGATATTACTGACAGTATTAATATAATTATTTTCTTTTTCATTTTGTTACTGTTACTCCACATCTTAGACAGGCTGAATAACTTTTACCAGTAAATGGACAAGAGCCAGCGTCAACAAGGTTATGTGATTTAATTTTACAAATAAAAAACAATCCAATCTGTTTTATCATTTTACTGCCTCTCTGGTTACTAACACAATTGCTCCATTTATTTCTAAAGCCTTTTTTATTTGAACAACATACTTTAGTGCTTCTATTTTTTCATCATGTAACATTTTTAGAAATTTATACTCATCTAATTTTACTGTAAGGAAGTGCTCATTGTCAATAATTTCTATACCAAATCCTTTAGGCGGTGTAATTGAGTGTACAGCCCTACGCATTTCATTCGTATACATCACTTTCTACCCCATTGAATTTTATTCCAACCACGTTCATGTGCGTAGTAAATAAAGACTTTAACTACTGTTTCCCAAAATGCAATTGTTATGGATAGTGAAGCATTCTTTGTTATAACATAAGCAACAGCAACAGAAGAAAGCGTTCCCCAAATGCGATAACTTAGTGCTTTAACAAATGATCTAGTCTTCGTTACTTTCATGATCTATATCCTCTTCAAACATGCTTTTAACAAATCTATCTTCTGCATCTGCAATTCCATGTCCAACATTAGATGCCCAGTTCACGACGTTTTTCAGTAGCCGAAATAGCATGAATGTCT